AAAATTTGCGTTAAATCCAAAATCTCCAGTAGTGTGAGTTTTGGACATAATTAATTGTTCGTATGTCATTGTTTTTTGTTTATGCTAATTTAATACTTTTTTTATTAAAAGAGTGTCTTTTGTTCGTACTTGAAACACTCTTTTTTCATCTTGTAATAGTTGAATGTTCCAGTATTCAAATATACCCTTTTCCCGTTGTTATAGGTCTTAATTTCTTTGGCAAACTTAATATTAAATGATACATCCGTAGCATCTCGAAAATAGTCAGCATCCCAAGTGTCAAACGGTTCACATTCTTGTAACTCATAAATCGTAACTCCGTTCATTTTCTTTGCTCTGCCAGTAGCTATGCCATAGCAACAAGCCACGTTCCCTAAATATACTTTTACCATACTTCCTGCTTCCATTTTACCACATTTTTTTCACTAAAAAATAACCTAACTCATCAGCCTTTTTGCGTAGCTTTTCAATCTTTTCATCGTGTCGCATCTTTGCGCATTCATAGCGTTCTTGTTCGCTTTGTGTTATTCGGAATAGACTGTATTTATCGCCTTTCATCTCTTTAATTAACCCTGCATCCAGTAACTCCGAAATTCTACCGCTAAACTGGTTTAGTGATTTGTCCAAAATTACTGAAATTTCGGGTAATGTCATAACGTGGTTATCTCGAATAAGGTTGTAAATCGTGGCTGCATCTCCTTGAAATGTGCCATCTGTGATGCCTTGAATAAAAGCTTCGGTTTTTGCTCTTGTCATTGTTTTGTTTTTTAAAGTTTAATAATATTATTGATTGGTTTAATTGTGTTCATATACTCCCTCGCCAATGTGATGCACTCGTTTCGTTGCTGGATGCGTACCTTATCAAATGAATGAGGTATCATATGCAGCCTCTCGGCAACTGGTATCTCGTTAAAGTCTGCAAACCACTCTAAATGTACGTTAGACGATTGTAGGCAGTATTCCTCAAGTCCTTTGCGAGTAAAGATATGGTTACAAACCAACTCCACCACATCAGCTATAAACTCATCGCGCACATCTCCGTTCATATCTGTGATATTGTATTTCCAGTCAAGTCTGCGTATCTCGTCATCTATTAGCTTTGCTGGTGTATCAACAAGAACGTGGCAAAGTAAGCTATCTTTTATGCACCATAAGTCCATATAACTATCTAACTGGCGTAAATAAACCTCGTTAGGTGTATCAAGTAAGTGCTTGTTGAATGACTCAAAACTCCACGACGTCTTAATGTCTATAATCACGTTATCGTCTTGGATGTCACGCTTACCAGTTACCCATTGATTAGTTCTGCGCTCATCGTCTTTTGTGAATGGTCTGCCTAATACCTCGCTAACCAAATCTCGTGCATCTTTTTCCTTTTCAATGCCCTTGTCAAAGTACTTGGTTTCAAGTTTTGATTTGCGACCAGTACGAGCCTCAAAAACTAAATCGGTGCAGATACGTTTAGCGGTGTCGGTTAGTTTATACGTTTGGCTTTCGTTGTGCTTATGCTCAAGACTATGCCAAGTTTTAATTTGATTGTCTGTTAATGGTCTGCCCTCTCCAGCTTGGCGTTTGCGATAGTCTGCTAATGTTTCTGCTTGGTTAGGTGTTAATGGCTTCGGAACAGATATAATGCTACCGACCATATGACTGCGAAAAATGTAGTTACTAAAATCCATTGTTTTTTGTTTTTGTTTACGCTAAGTTAATAATATTTTTTTAAATTTAAGACAATCCGCACTCATTTAATTTTTCAGTATACAATAGCTTATACCTTACCTGCTCATTTTCCGACATTTCACGCCATATTTCGTTTAAGCCAGTAATTGAGTTTTCTGCTTCTAATTCTGCTTTCCAATCTTTTGATTTTAGCGTTTCGTCAATAGAATAGTTAAGCGTATCCTTTCGGTTTAAATTAGCGCCAAACAAATTGCCAAAATGGTCACACGCATCCTTAATAGCTATTGTCTTTGCCATTGGGTAAGCCATTGACAATGCGCCATTGTTTATATTCTCTAATTGCGCTGGAGTAGTTCCTCTTGATGTTTGTAATTGACTCGCACCTATTCCATCGTGAAACTCCATTTCGTTTGTTACTGGGTTTAAATAATGCACTCGCACTACTACATAAACTCCGTTAAAACTTACGCCCTCTCGCAGTATCTCTATGCGGTATTTCTTAAATATCTTTTGAAGAAGAAACTCAATTTTATCTATTGGTAAATATCTATACCCCTTTATGTAAGGATGCAATTTTACCCATTCTTCTTTGGGTTGTGAGTTTAATAAAGTTTGGAGTGCATCATTTTTATGCGCTTGTTCTTTATCTAAATAAAGGTCTTGAATTTTTGGTAATTTGCTCATTGTCTTATTTTTTATTTTTGTTTACTTGTTCTCTTATGTATTTCATCCAGTCGTTAAAACTTAACCGAATATCTGGTTTTACTGTGCTTTTAATTCTCATTGCTCTAATTGATATTGTAAATAGTTAGCAATCTCGCCAGTTCTAACCAAGTAGTCGAATATTTGCTCGTAATCTAACTCAATTTCCTCGTAGCTTACCCACGCTTGTTTCTCTGCTAAATAGTCCATATCTACTAACGCCTCGTATTGGCTATTAGTGGTGTAAAAATGTTCAACAACTGCATCACGTTCTATAACGTAATCAAACCAAACGTCTAAATCGTTAAAGCATAATGAAATCTCAATTTCTTCATCCGTTAAACTTTCGCACTCAAAATAAGTGTTAGTGTAAATGCCATCTAACTCATTTCTATCGTTAAGGCTTTTAAGTATCTTTAACTCGGTAAGTCGCTCTACTATTTCTAACGATTGGTTAACTTTGTTATTCTGCTGGTTTTGAAATTCGATAGTAACTTCTATTCCGAGTAGCTTGGCATAGTCCAAGAACTTACCAAATGTAATGTCATTTTTTCCACTTTCCCAGTTAAATAATGTGGCTTCGGTAACACCGAGTTTAGGTGCTATTGCTGCTCTGCTAATCTTTTGTCTTTTGCGTTCTGCTTTTAATTGGTTTATCATTGTATTTTCTTTTGGTGTGAAAAAATTGTTTTCAAAATGCTCGTTGATTGCATTTAGTTGGTTAATAAAATTGTTTAGTGATTCCATTGTGTTTGTTTTAAAATTAGCCTACTCTATTTCGGATTTTCGGCATCCTCCGTTTTTTTTATATGTTAACATATCCATCTTCAGCAAGTTGAAGATGATATTTATATGATTTTACGTAACTTGCTACATTTTCTAAATTAACCAAATTGCCAAAAGCTAATTCTCTTTGTATTAATTCCAAGTCTTTTTTAGCGTAATTTTTTTGGTCTTGAATTTCTTTAGCACTTAATTTAATAGTTTTCATTGTGTTTTGTTTTATGTTTTGTCATATTGACAACACAAATATACAAACATTTTTTAAAAACAAAAACTTTTTAAGAAAAAAAATAAAAATAATTAAAAAAAAAGTGCGCACCAGTTACGATGCGCACCAAAACAAAAACAATGAAACTACCCAGATTAGGGCGTCATAGAGTCGTAAAGATAAGTCGTTTATACTTTTGTTTTTTATTTTTTTATGCACATTAAATAGGTAGCCAAGATAGCCAAGATATTTTAGCTTTTGCTGCTTGTAGTAATTTGGTAAGCACTACACCACCACCAATAAAGCCACCAGCAGTTAAAATAGCAGTCATTCGTGTCATACTTTGCATCAAGTTTAAGAACCAGTCAGTCTTGACATCCGTTTTATTATTCGACTTGTTCTGCTTTGTTTCTTGAACCTTTACTTTGCGCTTCGTTTTTTCGACTTGTTTAGCAACTCTTACAGCTTCTTTTGCAGTATAGATATAGATTGTATCACTTGTTATATTTTGTGCGCTTAAACACGCTGATAATGCCCTCTCGCAGTCTTTTATATTGCTTCGCAGTTTCCTCTTATTTACCTGCGCTTGGCTCACTCCCAATAATAGGATAATTAATATGACTTTTTTCATAATTAGAATAGTTTATTTATGGGTAAAAGTATTCCTTTGCTTGTGTTCATATCTCCCCCTTTTTTATCTCTATTGGTATTTAGATATTCTCTGCATCTTTCTTTTAGCAAAGTTGTTTTTATTAAATGCCAAGTATCTCCAAAAACAAAGCAATAATAATCTGCTTGAGTTGTGCTTATTCCACTTGGTTTATTTCTGCTTTCATATTCAACAAATACATTCCCAGTAGTAAGTGCTTGTAAATCATATTTTACCTCAATTTTAGCGTCTTGAAAAATAGCACCTAATTCTTTTTCTTTTACTTGCCCTACTTGTAAATCATATTTAAAGTCATTGTTATAATTCATAATTGAATACTTGTAAATATCTTAAAATTATCCGCTATCTCCTCAATACAAAAACCTCTGCGCCCATCTGCAAAGTTCGTCTGCACCCAGTCACTCGCTGGACTCAATGCCCAATAAACATTATACTCAAATTTAGCGTGAGATGTATCTCTTATTAGCTGATGCTTATCGCCAAATTCACATACGATTCGATACTTATGTAAGTCGTGTTTGTCAATATACCGATTTATGTGGGTTTTGGCTTTGTCGTCTGGCTTGGTGTTAAATCCGTACTTCAAATGCTTTTCATCCTTTCCATGACTGCAAATGAAACACCAATTACCGACAAAATAATGACTGATAAAATCGTTAAATATCTCGTACTTTACGTTAGGTAGTAAGTAGCTTAAAACTTCTTTAACGTGAATGTTTACTATCTTACTAAAACTGCCCGAATGATTGTCGTTAGTCACGTTATAGAACTCTAACGGAACTCCAAACTTTGCTAATCGCTTGGCTAACTCTATTTTGAACTGTGCGCCTACTTTAAACGCTTCTTCGTTACTCATATTTTGGTCAAGTATATGACCGCCACGAGTTGTTTTGGCATCCCAGCCATCCATAAAATCGCCATAGTCAGCCACAACTATTTTTGATTGGCCATTAAACTGTTCGCCTACATAATAAACTATTTTTTGCAGTGCATCCATTAACTCAAACTCGTTCCATTGTCGCAGTCCGTAAAGATTTTCGGTAATGTTTAAACCAACGTGAACATCTGTGTAAGTTACCTTTAAAACTTTGTTGCTCGTAGGAGTGATTTTAGGCACGTTTAAAGCCTTTAAATTACATTCCTTTAGTGTTTGCTTTATCAAGTCTTTATTTAGCTTAAAAAAGGCTTTATTTTGGCTTTCTTTTGTGTATATCTGCCATTGTTGCCCAGTAGTTACATTGGTGCTTAATCTGGATAACTCCAAGCCATCTGGCACATCCACCAAATTTGATTGTTGTAGCTTTTCAACTCTGCTTATGACATTGCCTTGCTTGTCGTATTTGCGCTGGGTTTCTACAAAGTTTCGATGAGTGTAAAAATACTTATTAAGGCTCTTGTGGTGTAAACCAGTAAGTTCAGCAACTCGCTTAAACCATTTATTGTTACTCTCATTTGCTTGTCTTGGATATGTGCTTAATGCTTTTCTGCAATCCATTGTTTTGTTTTTTTGTAGAATTCAAACAGCCTATTGTAGTACAATAGAAAAGTGCTATTGTTAGGATTAGATTCTAAAAAGCTAATGTGATTTTCAACAAATCTTTTTGCATCTAAAATAGTGCCACTACCTAAATGCATACCATCGTAGTCTTTTAGGTTTAATTGGTAAATCTTTTCCTTTAATTCCGTAAGTTTCATTGTTTAAATATACAAATAATAAGATATAATTGTATTTTTTGTTATCTGTGCCTATCTATCAAGTATGCATATTCCGGAATAGCATCGAAACTTGGGCATTCTTTAATCCTTTCCCAGCTATCCACTTTGCCATTTAGGTTTTTATCTTCGCTTATATCTCTATGTCCTAATATTTGCAAATCTTCTATGCTTTGAAATTGTTTAAGGTATAGCAAAGCATTCTCAATCTCACATATTAAGCCTTCTTTCTGCGCTTCTGTTCGACTATCTTTGGCCTTGTGTACGTTTGCCCTATCTACTCCACCAATATAGCAGATATGAATGCTTGTTGAGTTATACCCCTTAACTCCGTTAGTCATTTGCTCGTATGGTGCTAACTGGAAAACTTCGCCATCTTCAGCGATTATACGATGATAGCCTACGGACTTCCAGCCTTTGGACTTCCAGTATCGTTTGATGCTTTCTACATTGCCAAACCCGGCAGAACAATGTATAAATATGCGCTTAATTAATCTCATTTAAATCGTTTACTCCACCATCTGCGGATAAATAAAGAAATTATTAAAATGGTAATAGCCGTAAATATACTCGTTATGCTTCTAAAAATCTCTTGAGCATAAAAGTTAGTGCTAATTTGAAAAGGTAAAGTAAAGTAAACACCCATACCAGTTGAAATAGTCAAGCAGACATCAATTATCTTATTCTTAAAACTTTCTGTTTGTAGTGACTGAATTAACAAAATTGCACCTATTATTACTTTATCCATACCGCCTATTTTTGTGCGTTTCTAATTAATTTTGCTTTCTTCAATATCACTTCCAGCACCCACCCAAATGACAAACCGAATATGTAGTAAATGTACATTGGATTCTCGGTCTTCATCGAATCGGGCAAAAAGTTTAAACCTAACCAATGCACTAAATCTTCTGTAAATACGATAATAGGGAAACACATTAAGAAAAATGAAATAACGGAGTTGTAATTATCCAGCCACCAAAACTGCCAAGATACTTCTAATGGTGTACGTTCCGATTCTATATCTCTAATCGTAAATTGAAACCACTTACTGGTCACAAACGCTAACAAAAGAAAAAAGAAAGCAGCCAAAATAAAGCTACTTTCTATTCCATTAGTAAAGTAATTCGTAACGTAAATGCTGTCCATTACATTATTATAATCTTGTTAATTATTTGGTCATCCTTTGGCTCTCCTTTCCATAGTGTCGGCTTGGTGTTATCCAAGTAAGTAATCATTTGCCGCTTGTACTTGGTAGCCATATTCATAGCTTCACGTTTAGCAAACTCCACGTTAGCGATTTGCTCGTTACTACCTTGTGCCGTTTGTGCGCCTTTATTACCAGTCTTAATGTGATTAGCTTTACTCAAATATGCTTTTACATTGTATGCGATGTAAGGCTTTAAATAGGTGTCTATAAGCGTTGTATAACTTCCCGGATTAGCCACGACATCATCGTAAAAATCAGCACCAAATAACGATAAAACCTGCTCCCATTCTACCAACTGAATCAAGTTGTCTTTTACGGCATTCATATCAAACGTATTACTGAATGCTAACGCTTTAATCTCTGCTTTACTCGCTATCATTTTTTACTATTGTTTTAGCTTGTTCGTCATCCATTCCCATCATCATTAGCAACTCATAAACTGCTGCTTCGCCTATTATATCCTTTTTCTCTAATAGCGTAGTAATAGCTGCCAAGTCGTTTACTACGTTCATCGGCGATTGATTGTTGAACATTACTTCGCCCTCGTATGCGGTACCTTTAAATGCTTTTTGCAAGGCTTCCATAATAATATCTTGCTCGTTTCTAATTAACCTTTCGGCCAACTCCCACTCGTTACGCAGTTGCTGATTATTACCAAGTACACCAGCACTTTCTAAACCTGCTAAACTTCTAAACCAGCTACACGCTTTTACGATGTTGTTCTCTACCAACTTCTGCAACTCAATAAAGCTGCCCTCTTTTTGCATAGGGTAGGTAATGTATTCGGGTGCTTCGACATCGCCACTCTTTGGTACAATCAAACTCTTTC